ATGTGGTAGTGAAGACCGCCCGATAGAACGCGAGCATCCCGCCGATGTACCCACGGAGGAAACCGAAGACCGCTGTGATCACTGCCCGGATCACCTTGACCGCTACGCCGATCGCTGCCGCTACCAGCGCGAATACCGGCGGCACGTATCGCGCGAACCAACCGACGACGGCACCGACAATGGTCTTGATCGCCCGGAAGGTGACATCCACAATCGCTCGGAATCGGTCGCTGTGTTTGTACACGACGACCAAAATAGCCACCAACGCGACTATGGCCAGGACGACAATGGCGATCGGGTTGGCGTTGAGAGCAACGTCGAGCGCTGTTTGTACGGCAGCCCATGCCGCTGTCGCCTTGGTCACGATTAGCTGGTATAGCGCGTAGACCTTCATGGCTATTACGATGGCGCCTATAGCCGCAGCTAATGCCTGCACCGCTGGATTCTTGAAGGCATTCATCAGACCCGTTACCGCGCCCTTCGCGGTATTGAACGCGGACACGATGTCCGGCCCGAACCGTGCTGCTAGCTGCTGTGCGGCAGGGATCACCTTGGTGAGTAGGAAGCTCGCGAAGCGGTCGACGGCAGGCAGCACCTTGCCGACCAGTCCCTCTGCGATATTGCTGACCGTCGCCTTGATCTTTTCCATCGGTGTGGCGGCGGCTGCGGCAGCGCCTTTGGCGTTGGATTCGATTCCTTGCAGGAGGACTTTCTGCGCGCCAGCCAGATTGCCAGCCTTGACGTAATTCTTTATCTGATTCTTCTGCTCGGCAGAGAACGACACACCTGATTTGGTGAGCGCACTCATTCCCTTGATCGGGTCGTTTAGCGCCTTGCCAATGCCGACAATGTTTGACTGGGCGCTGCCAATACCGATCGCTTCAAGGTCGAACGCGCTAGCGGTAGCCCGGCGCATTGCCTCGGCACCTAGCGAACCCTTCTTGAACGCATCTGGGAATGAGGCTAGCTTGACTTGGACTTTCTTTACGTCATCGTCATCGCGGCCTATCGAGGAACCGAACTTCGCGGCGTAGGACTCCGCCCCCGAGAATGCGGCCTTGCCCGATGCGCCGAGATTCTTGATCTGGTTGTCGAGCAATGCGGTCGTTTTCTGCGCGTCCCTGGCGCCAGAATAGACGCTCTTGATTCCCGCGACCACTGCGGTAGCTCCGCCGAAAGCCAGACCGCCACCGAGCAACGAGCGGAAGCTGCCGAATGCTTTCCCTAGTCCGCCAGCTTTCTTGCCGAGGTTATCGGCCGCTCGGCCAGTGTCCTGCAAGCCCTTGACCGCGTTGCGGGCATTCATGATGGCCGATATACGGATCACCGCTGCCATCGAATGCCTCCTATTTCAAGCCCTTGACCCGCTTACCAGCGCGGAAGAATTCGTACAGTTCAAGCTGGCTCAATTCCTTGTAGACACTCGGCGGTTGGCCAGCGACCGCACACCACTCGGCCATCTCCCGAGCCTCTAGGCGGGACTCGTCGATCCTTTTAACTGCTCATCATCCATCGCGTCAGCCTCGGCGAAGTACCCACTCACATCCTTGAATTGCATGCTCTTCACGGCGTCGACAGAGATCTCCGCGTTCTCCCTGCGCTTGATTACCCACACGAGGGCGAACATCGCTTCGACGGCAAGCTCTTCAATGTGGCTCATGGTCACGTGCCAATGTTTCTTCATATCTTGAATCTCGTAATAGTTCAGGGAATTGAAGGCCTCCTCAGCGGTGACCTTGCCGTTCTCATTCATGCCAACCCCCGCTCTCGGATAAGCCGCTCGACCGCCCTTTGCAATCCCGTTTCGATTCTCGGTCGGAGCACCTGGTCGGCCTTTTGCATGAACTGACTGCCACGGATATTCCGCTTGGGCCAGCCGTAGTTTATGGCTCCCGCGTAAGGCACCCTGGCGCTGCCAGCGGACACGGTAGCTCGGCTCTTAGCACGGTTGCCTCGGATGCTCGCGGCGAGCCTGCCAGAGCGCTTAGGAGCCATGCCAGCGGCCAGCCTGGCACCCTGGCTGGCGAAGTCGGCGAACACGTCCTTGATATCGTCGACCTCCACTCCGAGGATTTGCAGGTCGCGGATTAGCTGACGAAGTCCCTCTACCTCTGCCACGAGATATCAGGCGGTAACTCGGGTCGGCTTGGCGGTCAGCGGGAATTCCACTTCGACCGTGAACTTGGCAGTCACGCTGGCGTCTGCCTCACCACCGATGAAGTCGCCGTCAGGTTCCTTGATCGTGCACGTGCCAGTGAAGTGCGGTTCCGTGGCAGTAGGCGTGGTATTGCCGTACGGGCGAAGAGTGAAGGGTACGTCAGTGCCAGCCGCATTCCACACTTTGTACCAGAGCGAGGTCGAGGCGGCATCCTGCACAGCGGTGATCGCGAGCTTGTAGCTTCGACCTCCGCCAGAGGCAGCGTCGGTGAACGACACAAAGTCGCTGTCGGTCTCCTCAGACGTGATCACCGCTTTCGAGACGGCGGGGGCGACTTCAAGCGAATCAATGAGAAGAGTCAATTTGCGAGTGCCGAGGGCAGCCATCCTATTTCACGCTCCTAGATCTTGGATTGCTTAGCGAGATGGATCAAGGTTCCGAGGTATTCGGCAGCGCCCACGACCACCGTGGAAGGGCTGTCCACTCCCGCTAGTGCCCAGTCGACGGTGTTCTCTAGGACGCTCTCAACGAGGTCGTCGAGCGCTGCCAGGCTGTCGCCCGACTTGCTGACCAGGCAGAGCGCATCCACGCGGCAGACGTACGATCCGGTCGTCTGGCCAGCGGTGATGTAGTCGCCGAGCGGAGGGGCGATGATCACGGCTGGCACGCCGAATCGGTCTGGCCAGGGTGGGTATACCAGGGCGGCACCGTCTAGGCCAGTCTCGATATCCGAGATCAAGGCGGAACGCAGTTCGGCGATCACCCCGTGGCCCCCAGTCCCCTGAAGGGAGCGAGGTCCGCCTTCACGCCAGCCATAACGTCGCGAGCGAGCCGTACGGCCTGGCTATCACCGCTCCATTGCAGGACACCACCTGGCGAATTACGGCGCAGCCAGAGGGCGCTGGTGACCTCCAATATGGCACCGTCGCGCACGGACGTTGGGACAGCGCCGACCTGCTGATACCGCAGGTGACGATCGACCCTGGCAACGGCTTGGTCGAAGAATCCGGGCAGCAACGACTCTTCGGGATCGCACCCGATGTAGTGCGCCGCATCCTCCACCGTGACAGCCATTACCGCTCCCTAGCTCACGACGCCGCGTAAGTCCAACGCCGAACATCGGAGTCTCGGGTAATCGCGTGCGCTTCGTAACCGAAAAGTCCGAGGTACACGTTCGCGACTTCGTAGTCGAGCGTGAGCTTGCGCGGCGCGGACGACCATTGCCAGACACTCGTTTTCACGAGCATGAACGAGTCCTCAGCCCCGAGCGCGTAAGCGGGAACTGCCCTGAAGCCGCCGATGGAGAGACTTGCAAATGCGGGATCGCGAGTGCCGTCGGCGTTGCTCGGCGCTATAGCCGGGATGAGCGCCCTGCCGTCACCGTCGCGCGCCCCCGCCAGAGCTTTGTAGAGATCGCTCGCGAGTACGAACGACCTAAACCGCGAACCACCCTTCTCGTATTGCAGGTCGACGATCGCGGAATCCGCTGCATCCACGGCTACGGCGTCGACTCCCGTGATTTCCACGTCAAGGTCGCTGTCGACAGCGTCGAGCATTGTCGCAACGCGCGTTTCGAGTTTCTCGCCGTAGTCGTTCGTCATCTCCGCCCAAACCAGGGCATCCACCTGGGGACTGCCCCCCGCATCTAGGACAATCCTGGTCAAAGCGGCTTTTCCATCAATTGCAGAGGGCGTGACGGTCTGGCTTTCGCTCGTGTACGTGGCGGTCGCGTCAGGCTCGACACCTTCGACGTGATCGTTGGTCAAGGAGCCACTCGAAACAAACTTCGGGAAGATAAATGGAGTGGCGTTGTCGATGCTGCCCGTGCTAATCGCGGCACCGAGCGGACGACTTCCCCACGTGAGCGGGCCAACCCACATTTCCGGCCGATTCGGCGGCACGTTCTGGGCCGCTACGTCGGATGAATCAACGAACGTCTCAGCGAAGAATTTGGTGAGTCGCGCGGAAGCCTCTCCGTCGTGCTCGCGGAGACTGGCCAGCGCGTCAGACACAAATCCGTACTGGGCCGCGTGACCGTCGAATCGGTAGGGGGCAGGCTCTTTCACGGACGCGACAGGAGGCGCCACGGGAACGGCGGTCGGAGCGGGCGTAGGGGCCGCTGGCGCGGTAGCGGTAGTAGGCGGCTGCGGAGTGGCGAACGCGGTGGCCAGAGCTTCGCCGAGACGCTTCAGGGTGCCGTCGTCAAATGTGATGCTCGGCGCTGGCGGGCCAGTGGTCGGCGCAGGCGGACCCGTGGTCGTCGGAGCGGCGGGGGCACCCTGCCCGCTCGGGGGTGTGGGATCGGGCATGGTTCCTCCCTGGGACATTGAGACACTGTCTACGGTGGCACCTGTAAACGCAGGCGTTGGTGTCAGTGACGTTTCCTTGATCACTGATTTGCTGACAACGAATTCCTCGCCGACCTGTTGGCCTTCGACATTGTCAATTCCAATACTGAAACCAAGCACGCCGTCATTCGCAAGCTGCAATACCTCATCGCCCGCGACGGTCTTGCTCACGCGGAAGCTGGCCCGCAGTCCTCTCGGCTCCCACCCCGACGCGAGGTGTCGGCCGAGCGGCTTGGACTGGTCGTGGTAACCGAGCAACGGTGATTTCTCCGGGTAGGTCGCGCTGCCTTGATTGAATCGCCACGTGCGGCCAGCTTTCTCCGTGGTCTCGCCTGTCGGTACCACGATGCCGCTAATGGTGCGCGAGGCAACGTCGGCGAATATCTCTTGCAATTGGAATTGAAAGTTTTCAGGCATTAGGCGTTCCTCCTAATGGGCTGCGATCTTCAAGCTCGCGTACCTCGTCGAGGGTTAGGAAGCCCTTGTCCAATGCGATGCTGTAGGACTCGTAACGATCCTTCGTGTTAGCGCGCAGGTACGCATCCAAGTTGAATTTCACGTACTGGCCACGGGGTGTGCAGTCGCCTAGAGAGAGCCTTTCCTCTATCGCTGCGAGGTACGTGCCAGCAAGAGAGGTATCGAGGAAATCTCTGCGCTCATCCTGTGCGTTGTTGTACGTCCGACTTGTGATGTTGAGCGCCAGCCAGTTCGGCGAGATGCCAGTGAGGCGCGATACCTCGCTTATCGCGAATTCGCGAGCCTGCACAAGCTGCAATTCCTCGCCTGTCATCCTCTTGATCTCGCGACGCTCAATGTCGCTCGGGATGAAGCCAGTCGTGCGCGCCTGACGATTGCGCTGCCAATCGCTAAGAAACTCCTCAATTTCCGTATCGTCCGGGTCCTGCCCTTCCGTGGGGGTGAAATACTCCGCAAGCTCGGGCGAGTCGGCGTACATGGACGCAGTCAATTCCAACCGACGTAATACGCGGATCATGCTGGCGCCAGCTACCAGAATGGGATCGTCAGAACTGGCGAACAGGATGATCTCGCGAGTGTCCTTGATCTCGCGACCATTGACGTAGACGGTGCCAGCCTCATCCTGCGACCATTTGCCAAATTCTATATGCTCTACCACGTTCGGGAAGTCGGTCGTGCTATCGCGCTGGACGACTAGCCAAAGGCAGCGCGACTCATAGAAGAGATCCTCAATGGTCTTGCTAATAGTGAAGCTCTTCGTGAAGCCCTTCAATGACTCGGGCTGCTCCAAGAGCTTATGGTCGACCTGCTCGCCAGCGCCATTAATGGCGTGCAGAGGGAGCGTCCCCAATGAACAAAAGATGTCTCGCGCTCTTTTCACGGCAGGCACCTGCACAGCGACCTTGCGGCTTACTCGGGAGATCATTTCGTTGCCCACGAGAGCTTGCCAGGTCGCGTAATCGGAGCCGATCGGAGCGCTGAATGTGCGGCGCGGTGGCGGCTGCGTCATCGTGATCTGGGCAGGCTCGGGCCACCGTGGAAACATTCGATCGAGCAAGCTCACATTATGTACTATCGGCACGGGCTGTGATCACTCGGAGTTTCCCGCTGGATCTCGGCAACGATCGTGCCAACCACACGGCACCTGCGGCCGCATAGGCGGCGTCGCAGTGGCCTTGGTCCTTGCGCATGAACTTCCATCCGCCGTCACCCGAGGGCAGTCGCTTGGCGCACAGAACGTGGCTGGCCAGCAACGGATCACCACTCTGCGCGATGCGACCGGCACCGATCAAGTCCGCGAGGCTCATACAGGCCGCTACGGCGTCGCCAGGCGAGATTGG